GGTTCAAACGGTTCAGCAGGGCCTCCAGGACCAACTGGCCCAACTGGTGCGACAGGCCCAACCGGCCCAACTGGTCCAGCAGGAACGCCTAGCACTAGCTTTAATGCTGTAGGTTCTTATGGTATTTTTTACGTTCAGCAAGGGTCAGCAGTCAACGTAGGTGGTACAGTCAGCGGGGGCAACTTGCGATATAATAAGCAAACCCAACAAGGCGGTGGTTGGCAAGCCTCACAATCTCAGGGCGGTAGTGGTGTCAGTGGCACTTGGAGAAATATGGGACCAAACACTGTATATAGATACTATAGCGATAATTATTTTCATAATCTCGCAATATACGTAAGAACATCATAGGAGCATAGGCATGGAATACAGAAATGCAAAATTTAGCACAGCCGATGGAACGCAGATTGAATGTGAAATCAATCACGCGGAGTACGGCTGGATACCGTTTAACTGCATAAGAGATGATCCCTATACTCCTTTTGATAATGTTGCCTTATTTGATGCAATGGCTGCTGATACGAATACAGTAGCATATGTAGCCCCTACCCCAGAAGAAGTTGCCGCTGAACAAGCAGCAGAAATTAGGGGGACAAGACATATATTGCTTGTTGATGAAGTCGATAAATACGCGGCTAACGCACTACGCTGGGCTGACTTAACTTCGGCACAACAGGCTGAACTATCTACCTACAGGCAAACCCTATTAGACATAACCGACCAAGAAACTTTCCCCGAATCTGTAACATGGCCTACGAAGCCAGACTGGGTGTAATATATGCAAATGGAAGATTTCGTTGAGGTTATCGACGATGTATTGACTGAAGAGACGTGCTTAGACTTAATTAAATCCTTTGAATATGCGGATGCGTGCGGTTTAAGCTATGAAAGATCTGATTTTGAAACGCTAGTGAAGAAGGACACTGCACTTAGCTTTAGCGAAGTACACTGCGATGGTATTCTTAGTGTAGTGCCTAATAATCCGTTACTGCTTGCAGTAGAACAAATAAACAAATCTATTTTTTCCTACGTTAACAAATACCAAAATGGTATAGTCGGGAGTTTCTCTAAAGAACAAGAAGGGATTCCCCTACTACCAACAGGCTATAAATTACAAAGGACGAGGCCGTCTGAAGGGTATCATATATGGCACTGTGAAAATAATGTTTCTACGTACAAGGGAAGATGTCTTAGCTGGATACTATACTTGAACGATATAGAAGAGGGCGGTGAGACAGAGTTCTTATACCTGTCAAAAAGAGTAAAACCAAAAGCTGGCAGATTGATAATTTTTCCCGCTGGTTTTACGCACACCCACAGAGGAAACCCCCCTCTGTCTGGCAGTAAATACATTGCAACAGGCTGGTTAGAGTACAGGGAATGAGACAGTCGTGGCAAATGTGGCGGGGACAAATACCCGCAGTTGACTGTAATGATATGATCTACGCTCTTAGGCAGTTACCACCAGTACAAGCGCAGACATTTAATCAGGCAGGGGAACTAGAAGAAAACAAACACAGGTCTAGCATAGTTCGTTGGGTAGAAGACCCACAAATTAAAGATATGCTGTGGTGGTATGCTCAAGAAGCAAATCGTTTAGCATTTGGTTTGGATGTACAGAACGTAGGTAGTATTCAATTTACAGAATACTCAGCTTCCCAAGAAGCCCATTACGACTGGCATCACGATGTGGATTGGACAAGCAACGCAGCCTATGACAGAAAAATAAGTATAGTTCTGCAGCTTTCTGATCCTAATAGCTATGAAGGTGGTGACTTCGCTTTCAATGAAGTTCAGTCACCTAATCCAGAAGATTTGAAAGCTAAAGGAACAGTGCTTTGTTTTCCTAGTTGCCTACAGCATCGTGTATCTTGTGTTACTAAAGGAACACGTTATTCATTAGTATCATGGTTTGAAGGGCCACGTTGGAGATAAAACATGGAAATGCAAAGCTTAATAGATATGCTTATAGGATTGTTTGTCGCGGCTGGTGCTTGGTGGGCTAATGGTATAACCAAGGAACAAAAGCGTATTGAAATCCTCTTAAATAAAACAAGAGAAGATTACGCAACCCGAAACGAAATGCGTGATGATATGCGCCGTGTTATGGAAGCACTACATCGTGTTGAAGACAAACTAGACAAAGTATTACAAAAGGATTAAATAGATGGCAATGTTTAAAGCATTTAAACCTAGTGGCATGGAAAAGATAGCCCGTGCTATGGGGTATCAAGGTAATATGCTAGGGTTCCAAGACTATCTTTCAAGTGATCCCATGAAACAACAGCAGATGCAACAGTACCAGCAAAAAGCTGAGATGATGGCACGTGGTGGTATGGTTCGTAAAAAGCTTGCACCCGGAGGGTTGGTGTCGGCAACGGGCGTACCAGTAGCCATTAAGTCTTCTACAGGCGTACCGGGCGGGAATGTAGGTACACTTAATAATACCATGGCGGTACTACAAGCTACTGGTCAACAACAAGCAATACAAGGTACTGGTCAACAAAACACAAATCCACAGGCACTTTCGGCTAATTCAGCAAACCAGTATGCTATTAGACCAGCAAATATGCCTGCTGGCACATTAAGAGGTTCGTCCTTCAGTGGAATACCTGCTCAAACTTCTGCCTCTTACGCTGAACAACTCCCACAACAAGCTGTTCCAGCATTTTCTATGCCCGCTTCTACCTATCAAGGTGATGATGGTAATACATATGCCAGTTTAGAAGATGTTCCTGAAGGCGTTAACGCTACGGAAGTGAAGCCGCAAATTGGTGATGTGATGGCACAACAGGCTATTTCACCCAGCTTGGCAGACGGAACAGCCGTAACAGCAGTAGGTGTTAAAGAAACGCCAGATCAGATTATTGATCCAACTACTGGTCAAGTCTCTGGACAGTATGTTGTAAATCCAAATCAAGCTACAACAACAACTGCAACAGCCGCCGCACAAACACAAGCAAATCAAATTCAGGCAGTTCAAGCTGCACCTGCAGTTGACTCTGCATTACAATCTATACAGGCAGCCCAAGCAGACCCTTCAGACCCTCGTGCGCAGATTACTGCCGCACAGCAAACAACTAGTAGCGTAGGTAATCTACAGGCTGCACAGGGTAATGCCATTCTTATGAATAATCCTAACCAGCGGCAGATTCAAGCTGGTGAACTTATTTCTGGGGCAGCTAACGCACAAGTAGCTGACCAGTTTACTTCCCAAATTCAGGCCGCAACTGCGACCCCGACAGCGCAAGCTACTGTACAAGGACAGCTTGCTAATCTTACTGCTAACTTTAATGCAGCTAATCCACCAGCTTGGGCGGCTGGCGCACTTCGTGCCGCAACTGCACAAATGGCATCTCGTGGATTGGGTGCATCATCTATTGCTGGTCAGGCTTTAGTACAAGCTGCATTAGAATCAGCCCTACCTATTGCGCAAGCAGACGCACAAACTACCGCACAATTTGAAGCACAGAACTTATCTAACAGACAGCAACGTGCAATGCTGGCTGCTCAACAACGTGCGCAATTTATGGAAATGGAATTTACCCAAGAGTTCCAATCACGGGTATCCAATGCTGCAAAGATTAGTGACGTTGCCAATACAAACTTTACTGCACAACAACAAGTCCAGCTAGAAAATAGTCGCATTGCTAACACAATGAATTTAACTAACCTGTCAAATAATCAGGCACTAGTTATGGCAGAAGCTGCATCTCTTGCACAGTTGGATCAGGCGAACCTAAGTAATCGCCAACAGGCTGCTGTACAAAATGCACAGAACTTCTTGCAGGTAGACATGGCTAATCTAAGTAACAGACAGCAGACAAATGTATTTAAAGCGCAGTCTCGTATTCAATCCCTGTTTACAGATCAAGCGGCACAAAACGCTGCACGTCAGTTCAATGCACAATCACAAAATCAGACAGATCAATTCTTTGCAAATCTAAATACACAAACATCACAGTTCAATGCTTCACAGACTAACGCGACTGCACAGTTTAATGCAGGTCAGTCTAATGCTATTGAAAGATTTAACGCAGAGTTAATGAACCAGCGTGACCAGTTTAATGCACAGAACCAGCTTATCATTTCACAGAACAATGCAACATGGCGTAGAGAGATTGCTACCTCAAATACAGCAGCAATTAACCGTGCCAATGAATTGAACGCATCTGCTTTGCTAGACGTTTCTAAAAATGCATATGACAATTTGTGGACATACTACTCTGACACAATGGAGTGGGCGTGGACTTCAGCAGAAAATGAATTAGATCGTGTTAATTCTATGGCTATTGCCCAGCTTAGTGCAGATGCACAGAAGGCTGCACAAGCAGCAGCATCGTCTACCGCCGCTGGATCGGCTATTGGTAGCCTGATTGGTACACTTGGTAGTGCGTTCATCGAGTTCTGTTGGGTTGCTAGAGAAGTGTATGGTCCTACCGATATTCGTTGGATCATGTTCCGTGACTGGATGAAGAACAAAGCCCCACGGTGGCTATATAAACTCTATGTTAAGCATGGCGAAGGGTTTGCAGAGTACATCAAAGACAAGCCAAAGATTAAATTTATTCTGCGCAAGCTAATGAATTTGGTTGTAAAAGAACCTAAAGTGAGGTATAATTATGCTTAATAATCCTGCAAAGAATTTGTATCACAATATTGACAGACGTATCAAACGTCAAACTCCTACAGCAAAACCACGTTCTGCTTCTAAGGGTTTGTTATCAAAGTCTGTTGAAACAGGGGATAAGAAAGAAAACAATATTACACAACCGATGGAACGAGTTGCATCCTATGTAACCATGATTCGGGAACGAAGGGAGTCTGAGGTATAATGGCTATGGAAAATAATGAACCACTATTTGATGCTCCAATTCCCGGCATGGGGATGACCCATGAACTTGGCGCACGTCCTTGGCAGAACCCTGCGCAATACACTACAGTAGAAGAAGCGTTAGAATATTACATTCCTCGCTTTGCTAATGATGAGGTAACAGACCAGCTAATTGA